ATGTCACGAATAATCTGTTCCTGCAGTCGATAAGCTCAAAAGTTTTCCCGGCCCACGGGCCTTTGGTATGTGAGAGGGCTTCGATAAAAGCAACAGCATAGTCAGCGGCTGCCTTGTCGTAGGTAGAATCCGCTGCTTTAAAACGCGTCGGAGAGTATTTCTTAAGTCGTCTGATACGCCATCGCCTCCTTTATTGCATAAAAATAGACACCATTCGGTGCCTTAAATTCACATGTACGAGAAACAGCCCAGCTGAGGGCTGCTCCCGGCTTTTATGCCGGACTTAGTAGTTTTATACTTCGCCGGTTAGGATAAAATGCACGTATTCCTTGCGGTGTTCCTCGAGGTACGCAACCAGCTCGTAGAAGCCCATGTCATTCGCGATGCGCTCCACCATAAGGATGTCAAACATGTTCGTAAGGCCAGTGTCGCGGATAATGAGAATTTGCTTTTTGACCGTTTCACTCATCCTCGCTCACCACCTTACATGTGTCCTCGCCGTATGCAACCGATAGGCCGCAGCCATTGTCCCATGCAACCATTATGCTGCCGATGTCGTCCACGCCGCGTACTGTGCCTTTGGTGCCGACCGGAGGCGCTTGCGGGTCATCCATGCGAACCAGTTCCACACGGCATCCAACTGGGTAACGCTTTCGGAGGCTCTCGACGAGCTCTCTTGAAGGAAAGTGGTTATTCATTTTCAGTCACCTCCGTGTCCTGCAAGCTCATCACATCGTCGTAGAGACATGCGTCTGCTTCGATGCGCTCGACCAGCTTCTGCACCTTCGGATTACCGCTCCTGAACGCACCGCTGCCGGAAAGATTGCGAAGCAGTATCTTTCTTGCCGCTTTGTACTCGTCGCCGATAAAACCAAGACGTAGCAAGAAGCAGCGGAATGCGTACTTTTCGTTGTCGATATTCTTTTCCTTAGCGGTGACGCGCTTCTGTGTTTTCGCCATATCGATGAGCTTTCCGGTAAAATGGGCGTAGGCATTGATTTCCTCTGGCTGTGGCAGGCCCACAAACCACGGGAAACTAATTACTTCGTCTGTGACATCAATCGGCAGCGCGTCCGTGCCCAGCGCCTTCTTGATGAGTGATTCCTTGCTTGCCACCAGCAAGCGTAGGTTTTCCAGTGCTGTATCGCTGATATCCTTACGTGGATAGGAAAGGATGAGCGAGTCACCAGCATCTTTGGTTTCATCCTCCATCCGAGCTTCCAGCTCGAAGCCCTTTTCAAGCAGCGCCTCGATCAGCATCTCAACCTTGTCGTTATCAACGCGGTCATCGAAGCTCACTGTGCCATTCTTGTCGATGGTGATGTAGTCCACCTCGTAAGCAAAGCTTGGTGCGCCCTGGTATTTTGCCGGGCACTCGGTAATTTCTGTGATCGACGCGACCAGCCGTTTGCGGTCGCTACCTGTAACATTAAATTTGAACTCCATAAATCAAAACCTCCTTCGTTTTGGTACATACATACATCACTCTAAACGCACATAATAGCAAGCCGTTTTTGAGAAATATATGTACCAAATCGAGTCGGAAAACCTACGCTTATTTGTACTTCATATCGTGGTGTCCCAATTAGATCAACATCAAGGATTGCAATCCTCCTCAGCGGCTACCTCAGTATACGAATACAACAGCCCATCGCGCTGAACAGAAACCTTGTCCGCCGAACCGACCTGCTCGATATAGCGTTTCACAATGACATCGCAGAACTTTTCGTCAAGCTCTATGGTGTAGCAGGAGCGATCGCTCTGTTCGCAGGCGATGAGCGTACTGCCGCTGCCACCGAAGGGGTCGAGCACCAGCGTATTACTCATTGAACTATTCATAATGGGATACGCCAGCAGCGGGATAGGTTTCATTGTTGGATGGTCGCCATTCTTCTTGGGCTTATCGAACTCCCAAATGGTGGTTTCCTTACGGCCTGTGTACCACTGATGCTTTCCGTTTTTCTTCCAGCCGTAGAGAACAGGCTCGTGCTGCCATTGGTATGGAGAGCGTCCCAGTACCAGCGATTGCTTTTTCCAGATGCAGCAACCAGACAAATAAAAACCGGCATCCGAAAAGGCTCTCCTGAAATTCAGCCCTTCGGTGTCGGCGTGGAAAACATAGATGCTTGCATCATCCGCCATGACAGCTTCGGTGTTTTGAAAAGCAGAAAGCAGGAAGCAATAAAAGGCATCATTTGCCATGTTATCGTTCTTGATCTTCCCAGCATTACCTTCGTAGTTGACGTTGTAGGGTGGGTCGGTAATGACGAGATTGGCTTTGGCCCCAGCCATCAGTAAATCAAAGGTGTCTGCCTTGGTACTGTCGCCGCAGACCAGCCTGTGCCGACCGAGCGTCCATACGTCACAGAGCTTTGTGATCGGCGGCTTCTTTAGCTCTGTTTCCACATCAAAATCATCGTCATGGATGCCATCATTAATACTATCCTTGAACAGAGCATCCAGTTCAGCAGGGTCGAAGCCTGTGAGAGATACATCGAAGTCCGAACCCTGCAGATCAGCAATGAGCAGTGCCAGCTTTTCTTTATCCCATTCGCCGGATATCTTGTTCAGTGCGATGTTGAGGGCTTTTTCCTTTTCGGCATCCATCTCGACTACCACACACTCGACCTCAGTGATCCCCATGTCGATGAGCACCTTTAGACGCTGGTGCCCACCTACAACACGGCCGGTCACCTTATTCCAGATGACCGGCTCGACGTATCCGAATTGTTCAATTGAACGCTTTAGCTTATCATATTCAGGGTCGCCGGGCTTTAAATCCTTTCGTGGATTGTAATCCGCAGGTAGAAGCTCGGCGGTATTCTTTTTCTCAATCAGCATATTTCTTTACCGCCTCCTGTAGCTCTTTATAACAGTCCAGCCATTCCCAGCGAGAGAGTGTTCCCCTGAAATGGCCATAGGTTGCTGTATCTGCATAGATAGCATCACGTAAACTCAGTGTTTCGATAATTGCAGCAGGACGCAGGTTAAAAACCTCAAGGACAGCTTTTCTGAGTACTTCATCAGAAACCGTACCTGTACCGAAGGTCTCAATCTCAACTGCAACGGGGTCAGCCTTACCGATTGCATAGGAGATAGCTACCTGACAGCGTTTGGCATAACCACACCTAACAATGTTCTTCGCGATAGCCCTTGCCATGTATGCACCGGAGCGGTCAACCTTCGTTGGATCTTTACCGGAGAACGCTCCGCCGCCATGAGCAGCAAGGCCCCCATAGCTATCGACCATAATCTTTCGACCGGTTAAACCTGTATCAGCAGCAGGGCCACCCTCGACAAAACGGCCGGAGGGATTGATGAGGATTTCAGTGTTATCATCAAATGGGAACTTCTCGAATACCGGCCACAGTACTTGAGAGATGATCTCGCTGCGGAGAACCTCTAAGTCCTTGTCAGCGCGATGCTGTACAGAAACTACGATTGTTTTTATACGCTTAGGTGTGTCATCCTCATACTCGACGGTAACTTGTGCTTTTCCATCAGGGCCGATCCCTTTCATAACACCATTTTTCATGGTGCTATCAAGCTTCCGGCAAATGGCATGAGCGTATACGAGCGGAAGCGGTAGCTTTTCAACCGTTTCATCTGTGGCATAACCATAAACAGTGCCCTGGTCGCCAGCGCCGAGCATGGAATACCAAGAAGTATCTCCGGAGCGGGACTCCAGTGCTCGATCCACACCACCGGCGATATCCTTACTTTGCTGGTGGACGAATACAAACACCGCGAACTTCCAAGGATTATAACCGACATCCTCCAGAACCCTGCGGACCACCCAGCGGATGTCCACTTTCTTCGAGCAGGTGATTTCGCCCGCTACGATGATCTTGCCTTTTGTAGCCATGACCTCGCAGGCCACACGTGAAGATTTATCTTTGCGTAGACAAGCATCGAGAATGCTGTCAGCAATCAGGTCGCAGAGTTTATCCGGGTGACCTTTGCAGACGCTCTCGGCAGTTAAGTATTTTGCCATATCATTTTCCTTTCCGGGCGGTTAAAAGCCGCTCCATTACATCATCCTGTGGGTTTGCACCGCTGTATTCACCAGTGCAGTTTTCCTTTACTATCTGGAAGATTTCCATCCACAGACGGTTTGTCTGGTTCATATAGTTCTGGCCCATCGCCACATACGGACTTTGAATCGCATTACCCGTTGTGGGATGTTTGGCCAGAAAGCCATATTCGGTAACCGCTTCTTCACATTGAATCCATCGGGCTACGCTCATGGCGTACCGCTCCAGAAGCTGCGGAGAAATGAGCATCGCACAGCCACGCTCATTCAGCCATTGCCAGGTGTTTTTATATATCTCACCTGCAACAAGTGTCTTGCCATCCTTTTGGACAGCTTCGAGCATTTTATTGGGCTCTGGCATTGCCTGACCATGCAGATCGGCAGTGTTTGAAAACTCCATGACCGTCAGTGTTCTACCTCCGGGATTGCCCTCGGCGATTTTGTCGGCTAATGGTTTCTTTTTTGCGCCCGCGCCGATACGAGCGCCTCCACGGTTGGTACCGTCTTTTGCCAAAAATATCACCTCACTTTGCTGGCTGAGGCTATTCCCTTGTTTGAAAGCGCG